GCTGGTGCTGGATACAAAGTAGGAGACACAATAACAGTTTCTGGTGGTGGTGGTAATGCTACTTTAACAGTAGATGAGGTAAGAAGTTTGCTACCTGTTGTAGGAGATGGAGTTGAGTTTTCTGGATTAGATGCAGGAGATATTGTACCTGTTTACGTTGACTATGTATTAAGTACAAATACTAGTGCTACGCTTTTAGTAGCTGGTAGAGAATCAAGTATGTAAATACCTGATATATAGGTGACTATATAAATAAGAATAATAACAAATTAAATTAAATTAAAATTATGAGTAAAGAAATTAAAAAAATTACTGAAGAGCAATTAGAAAAAGTAAACAAACAACAAGCTGAACTTAGCGAGTTGTTAAGATCATTAGGTGTATTAGATGTTCAAAAACATAATATACATCAAAAAATAAATGATATATCTAAAGTTGTTGAAGAAACTAAACAAGAATTAGAAGAACAATACGGAAAGGTAAATATTAATCTATCTGATGGTACTTATTCTAAAATAGAAGAAGAAAAAGAAGGTGACAAGTAATATTAGAAAAATCAGTATTGGATCTGATTATAAAAATGACGCCATGCATTATGCAATTGGACAACAAGTCTATGGTGGGCATGATATAGCTTATATCATATATGAAGAATCCGATAATTCTTATAATATTTATATAAAGAAAAACAATGAGGTATTGCCTTGGAAGAAATTTAATTCTAACATGGCAATATCTGTTGAGTATGATTTAGAATACTAATGAAAAGTTTATATGATTTTATTATACAACCTTTAGGTGATAAATATAGTAACACGGTAAAGATTGGAAACAAAGATATTGTTGTTAATACTAAAATTGAAAACTGGAAGTTTGTAAATAGATTAGCAATAGTAAAACAAACTCCTCTAGCTTTTAATACTAAAGTAAAAGTAGGAGATATTGTAGTAATTCATCAAAATGTTTTTAGAACCTTTTATGATATGAAAGGTGAAAAGAAGAAAAGTAGATCTTACTTTAAAGATGATTTGTATTTTTGCGCTATTGATCAGGTATATTTATATAAAAATAAAGAAGGTTGGCATAGTTTTGGCGATAGATGTTTTATAAAACCTATTAAAGATACTGATGATCTAACGTTAGATAAAGAGAAAAAGTTAATTGGCATATTAAAATATGGTAATAACTCATTAAACGCACTTAATATTAACCCAGAAGACCTAGTAGGTTATACTCCGAATGGAGAATGGGAGTTTTTAGTAGAAGGAGAGCGTTTATATTGTATGAAATCAAATGATATTGTTATAAAGTATGAGCGTAAAGGAAACGAAAAAGAATATAATCCAAGCTGGGCGAGTAGCAGTTAAAGAATTAATTAAAGTTGCTAAAGAACCTATTATAGATTTTGGACCAGATATTTCCGCAGATAGATTAAAGAATGCTGCAGCTACTAAAAAATTAGCAATATTTGATGCTTTTGAGATTTTGAATAGAATACAAGAAGAGCAAGATATGTTAGAAAATAAACCTAAAGAAGTGAAGAAAGAAACTACTTTTAAAGGTTTTGCAGAAGGGAGATCTAAGTAATGTACGAGCAAACTTTATATAAAGTATTACCTGATTATATTAAACCTAAAACTCTTAAAAAACAAAATAAATTTAAGAAGTGGGAGTATGGATATAATGAAGATCACGACGTAGTAGTTATATCTAAAACAGGTGAAATAGGTGAGGTGTATGAAATTCAAAATTTAAAAATAGCTTTACCTAAAAAAGAAAAGGTTCATAAATTTGAAAATGATAAATGGAATAAGACTGAGTATCCTAAAACTTTAAGTAAAATTAAAACAGTTTTTGATTGGAAACAATATCCTCAAGACTTTAAAGAAAAGTGGTTTGAATATATTGATGAAGAATTTAAAAGACGGGAAGAAGGTTTTTGGTTTTATAATAAAGGAAAAGCTACTTATATCACAGGTACTCATTACATGTATTTGCAATGGTCTAAGATTGATGTTGGAGCACCTGATTATAGAGAAGCAAATAGATTATTCTTTATATTTTGGGAAGCTTGTAAAGCTGATATAAGAGCATATGGAATGTGTTATCTTAAAAACAGACGTTCTGGATTTTCTTTTATGGCTTCAGGAGAAGTTGTAAACTTAGCTACAATATCTAGTGATTCAAGGTATGGAATACTATCTAAAACAGGTCCTGATGCTAAAAAAATGTTTACTGACAAAGTAGTTCCAATATCAGTTAATTATCCTTTCTTTTTTAAACCGATTCAAGATGGTATGGATCGACCTAAAACAGAATTAGCATATAGAGTGCCAGCTTCTAAATTTACTAGAAAAAGTATAGAATCAGGAAGTGAAGATTTAGAACTACAAGGTCTTGATACAACAATTGACTGGAAAAACACAGGAGATAATAGTTATGATGGTGAAAAACTAAAACTATTAGTACATGATGAATCTGGTAAATGGGAAAGACCAAACAATATTTTAAATAACTGGAGGGTTACAAAAACCACTCTAAGACTTGGTAGTAGGATTATTGGTAAATGTATGATGGGATCAACATCTAACGCATTAGATAAAGGAGGTAGAAATTTTAAAAAACTATATGATGATTCAGATGTTACGAAAAGAAACAGCAATGGACAGACTCGCTCAGGACTATATTCTTTGTTCATTCCTATGGAATGGAATTACGAAGGATACATTGATTCTTACGGGATGCCTGTATTCGACACTCCACAAAGAAAAGTGCATGGACCTCATGGAGTACCAATTAAACTCGGAGTTGTTAAATACTGGGAGAATGAGGTAGAAGGATTAAAAGAAGATCAAGATGGGTTAAATGAATTTTATAGACAATTTCCAAGAACTACTAAGCATGCTTTTAGAGATGAATCTAAATCATCTTTATTTAATCTTACAAAAATATACCAACAGATAGATTTTAATGAAGATTTAAAAAATACATTAGGAGTTACAAAAGGTAGTTTTCAATGGGAAAATAGTCAAAAAGACACAAAAGTTATATTTGTTCCAAACAATCAAGGAAGATTTTTAGTAACTTGGGTTCCACCTGCACAACTTCAAAACAAAAGATATTTAAAAAATGGAATTAATTATCCTGGTAATGAGCATTGCGGTGCTTTTGGATGTGACCCGTATGATATATCAGGAACAGTAGATAAAAGAGGATCTAACGGATCTCTACACGGTTTAACAAAATTTAGCATGGAAGAAGTTCCACCTAATCATTTTTTCTTAGAATACATAGCGCGTCCACAAACTGCTGAGATATTTTTTGAAGATGTACTTATGGCTTGTGTATTTTATGGCATGCCAATACTAGCAGAAAACAACAAACCAAGATTACTTTATTATTTTAAACGTAGGGGTTATAGAGGTTTTGCTATGAACAGACCAGATAAAAAAAGAAATAAGTTATCTGTTACAGAAAAAGAAATAGGTGGTATACCTAATTCAAGCGAAGACATTAAACAAGCTCACGCATCTGCAATTGAAACCTATATAGAACATTTTATAGGATTAAAAGAAACAGGTTATGGAGACATGTATTTTCAAAGAACATTAGAGGATTGGTCTAAATTTAATATAAATAACAGGACAACTCATGATGCTTCAATTAGTTCAGGTTTAGCTTTAATGGCTTGTAACAAACACAGGTATTCACCTGTTAACAAGAGAGAATTAAAAGCTGTTGATTTGGGTATAAAAAAATACAACAATAAAGGAACTTTATCAAAAATTATAAATTAATGAATATATATACTAATACCAATAGTGCTTTCCCTAGTCAAGTAGTGAGTGATGCTGAAAAAGCAAGTATTGAATATGGGAGTCAAGTTGCTATGGCTATTGAATACGAGTGGTTTAAAACTGGTAGAACTAATGGAAATAGGTATTTAACTAATTGGAATCAATTTCATCAATTAAGACTGTATGCTCGTGGAGAACAAAGTATACAAAAATACAAAGATGAATTATCTATTAATGGTGATTTGTCTTATCTTAATTTAGACTGGCAACCAGTTCCTATATTATCTAAATTTGTAGACATTGTTGTTAATGGTATATCTGCTAAAACATATGATATTAAAGCTTACGCTCAAGATCCTTCTTCAGTAAAGAAAAGAACTGAATACGCTGCTAAAATACAAGAAGATATGTTGGCTAGAGAATATCTTGATTCATTAAAACAATCATTAGGAATTAATTTATATCAAAGTAAAAATCCTGAGGTATTACCAGAAACTCCAGAAGAACTTGAACTTCACATGCAGTTGTCGTATAAGCAAAGTATAGAAATAGCTGAAGAAGAAGCTATATCTTCTGTTATGGATCATAACAAATATGACTTAACAAAACGCAGATTAAACATGGATTTAACTGTTTGTGGAATCGCAGCTTGTAAAACAAACTTTAATACAGCTGAAGGTATAACAGTTGATTATGTAGATCCAGCTTATATGGTTTATTCATATACAGAAGATCCTAATTTTGAAGATATATATTATGTTGGAGAAATAAAGTCTATTACAATACCTGAACTTAAAAAAGAATTTCCTGATATATCTAATGAAGAATTAGAAAGAATACAAAAAATGCCTGGAAATAGAAACTATATAACAGGTTGGGGTGGTTATGATGAAAACACGGTTCAAGTAATGTACTTTGATTATAAAACTTACCATAATCAAGTTTTTAAAATAAAACAAACAGAACAAGGATTGCAAAAAGCTTTAGAAAAAACTGATCAATTCAACCCACCACCTAATGATGGATATGAAAGAGTTAGTAGAAGTATAGAGGTTTTATATAGTGGTGCTAAAGTATTAGGAACAGATACTATGTTGAAATGGGAACTTGCACAAAACATGTCTAGACCTATGTCTGATACTACTAAAGTAGAAATGAATTATGCTATTTGCGCACCTCGTATTTATAAAGGTAGAATAGAATCATTGGTAAGTAAATGTATAGGATTTGCTGATATGATTCAATTAACACATTTAAAATTACAGCAAGTAATGTCAAAGATGGTTCCAGATGGTGTATATTTGGATATGGATGGCCTTGCTGAAGTAGATTTAGGTAATGGAACTAATTATAACCCAGCAGAAGCATTAAATATGTATTTCCAAACTGGTAGTATAGTAGGTAGATCACTAACTCAAGATGGTGATATGAATCCAGGTAAAGTTCCTATTCAAGAATTAACAGCTAGCTCTGGTCAAGGTAAAATACAAAGTTTAATTAGCACTTATCAGTATTATTTACAAATGATAAGAGATGTGACCGGGTTAAATGAAGCTAGAGATGGTAGCACACCTGATAAACAAACACTAGTTGGATTACAAAAAATGGCAGCTAACGCTTCTAACGTAGCTACTAGACACATTAAACAAGCTAGTTTATATGTTACATTAAGGATAGCAGAAAATATAGCATTAAAAATAGCAGATGCATTAGAGTTTCCACTTACCGCAGAGTCTTTAATGAATAACATATCAAACTATAATGTAAACACCTTAGCTCAAATAAGTAATTTAAATTTACATGACTTTGGTATTTATTTAGAATTAGAACCAGATGAAGAGCAACAAGCTCAGCTAGAGCAAAATATACAAATGGCTCTACAACAAGGGGATATTAATTTAGAAGACGCTATTGATTTAAGGCAAATTAAAAACCTTAAATTAGCTAATCAATTACTTAAAGTAAAACGTAAAGTAAAAGGAAAACAAGATCAACAAAACGCTATGGCTCAAGCCAAAGCTCAATCTGAAGCTCAAGCAGAAGCTGCAGAAAAAATAGGATTAGCTGAAGTTCAAAAACAAGAAGCTATTTCTGGATCTAAAGTTCAATATGAACAGGCTAGATCTCAAATGGAAATACAACGTATGCAAACTGCAGCGCAGTTAGAGCAAGAGAAAATGCAAGCTCAATTTCAGTATGATATGCAATTGAAGCAAATGGATATGCAGGCAATGCAAGATAAAGAATCAAGAATAGAAGATCGTAAAGATAAGCGTATAAAAATGGAAGGTACGCAACAAAGTAAAATGATAGATCAAAGGAAAAATGATTTACAACCTATAGACTTTGAACAAAAAGACGTTACTGGCTCAATGCTAGGCGTTTAATTTATTAATTATTTAATTATATTATATTATGTCAGAATTAAAAACAAATGAACCTGTTAAACAGGAAGGTGACTTTAAAGTAAAATCAAAACCTAAAAAACCTAAACAATTAGGTGATGTTAAACAAGAGGTTAAAAAAGTTAATTTTAAGGAACCATTAATAGAAATACCTAACGATGTTACTAAGGTTACAATACCTAAGGAAGCACTTAAAGAAGAAGATAATGCCATTCAAATCGGAGAAACAAAGGAGATACCTCTGGAAAAACCATCCGGAGATAGCGCAGAGGTGGGAGAACCTGTACAAGAGTCCAACGAGACTACTGAAGGGTTTTCTCCGATCAAAGAAGTAACTGAAGAGGTTAAAAAAGTAGAAGCAGAAGTAAAAGAAGCTGTTAGAGATCAAAAAGTATTAGGTAAACAATTACCTGAGAACATCGAAAAATTAGTTAATTTTATGGAAGAAACTGGTGGAACAATAGAAGACTACACTAGATTAAATGCTGATTACACTAATGTAGATGACACTACTTTACTAAAAGAATATTATAAGCAGACTAAACCACATTTAGATGCTGAAGAAATAGACTTTATCATGGAAGATAAATTCGATTTCGATACAGAAATTGACGAAGAGCGTGACGTCAAAAAGAAAAAACTCGCTAAAAAAGAGGAGATTGCAAAAGCTAAAAACTTTTTAGAAGAAACTAAGAATAAATATTACGACGAAATCAAGTTGAGAACCGGCGTAACTCAGGATCAACAAAAAGCTATGGACTTTTTCAATCGATACAATAAGCAGCAAGAAATAGCTGAGCAACAACATCAAGCATTCCAGGAAAATACAAAACAACTTTTCAATGAAAATTTCGAAGGTTTCGATATATCGGTGGGAGATAAAAAATATAAGTACAATATAAAGGATGTAGATAAAGTTGCTGAAAACCAATCCAACATTAACAATTTAGTTAAGAAGTTCTTAGACAATGAAGGTAATGTTACTGATGCGGCTGGTTATCACAAAGCAATTTATGCAGCTGAAAATGTAGATAGAATCGCGTCTCATTTTTATGAGCAAGGAAAAGCAGATGCAGTTAAAGACGTAGTGAATAAATCTAAAAATTTATCACCTGTAAAAGCTAGAACCCAACAGGGCGAGGTTTTTGTAAATGGCTTTAAAGTTAAATCTGTTTCTGGAGCTGATTCTTCTAAATTGAAAATCAAAAAAAGAAAATTTAACTAATTAAAAATTTAAAATTATGAGTTTATCTCCACAATTTGGTAGTATTATTCCAAGTCCGATTCAAACTCCATCACCTTCAGCTTATTTAGCTTTTAACGGTGGGGCGAATGACTTTGCGCAACAATATTTACCAGAAATTTACGAACAAGAAGTAGAGCGTTATGGAAACAGAACGTTATCTGGCTTTTTGAGAATGGTCGGTGCAGAGATGCCAATGACCTCAGATCAAGTAATCTGGTCTGAACAAAATAGATTACATATATCCTATGACAACTGTGGTGTAGCTGCAGGAGGAGGAGCTGGTGCTGGTTTAGCATCTGTTGTTACAATTCCAGTTGGTGTTGCAGGTGTAACTAACGTTATATCTATTAATGATACTGTTGTGCTTTTAGACCCTAACGGGACAGAAGCAAAAGGTATTGTTACAGCAAGAGCTGCTGGTAACGTAACAGTTCAACCATTTGCTAACGCAACATTTGATGCACAAGGTATTACTATCTCTGGTGGTGGTGCAACTGGTGCTGTAAAAATGTTTGTTTATGGTTCTGATTATACAAAAGGATCAAGTATTGGAGCAGGAGTAGGAAACTCTGCTGCTAGAATAAGTGTTGACCCTTCGTTTACACAGTTTTCTAACTCACCAGTAATCATAAGAGATCAGTACGTTGTTACTGGATCTGATATGGCGCAGATTGGTTGGGTTGAAGTTGCTACTGAAGATGGTGCTTCTGGATACCTTTGGTATTTAAAAGCTGAATCTGAAACTAGATTAAGATTCGAAGATTACTTAGAAATGGCAATGGTAGAAGGTGAATTAAACGCTAACGTTAATGGTGCTGCAGGAAGTTATGCTACTGCTGTTTTACCAGGTACACAAGGTTTATTTGCTGCTATTAGAGCTAGAGGTAATGTAAACGTTGGTTTTACAGCGGCTGCAGGACTTGATGAGTTTGATGCTATTCTTAAAAACCTAGATACTCAAGGAGCTATTGAAGAAAACATGTTATTCTTACAGAGACAAACATCTCTTGATTTTGA